CATCCTCACTGCCCTTCACGCGGTGCTCTCGGCGCTGCCTGCCACCACCCTGCGCGGCGACGTGCTGCCCGAACGCGTGCCCGCCGCGGGCCTGCTGATCCTGCGCGACGGCGAGCCGGGGGAACCGGAGGTGACATTGTCGCCGCTGCGCTACCATTACGAGCACCGCGCCGAGATCGAGGCAGTGGTGCAGGGCGCCGAACGTGATACCGCCTTCGACGCGCTTTGCGCCAGCATCGGCACCGCGCTTGCCGCCAACCGCACGCTGGGCGGACTCTGCGACTGGGTCGAACCCGAAGCCCCGGCCTCGGTCGATCTGCCCATCGAGGGCGCGGCGGCCTTGAAGGCGGCGGTGATCATAGTCGTCTTGCACTACACCACCGCGGACCCGCTCGCCTGATCCGCGCAGCGGCCCACACCCCAACCCCAGGAGACCCCCATGGCACGTGCGCAAGGCGCGCGGGCGCAGATGGCGCTTGCGTTCGAGACCACTTACGGCACCCCGCCCGCTAGTGGCTACAAGCTGATGCCCTTTGCGCGGGCGACGCTCGGTGCGGAACAGCCGCTGCAGGCCTCGGAACTGCTGGGCTACGGCCGCGATCCGCTCGCGCCGATCAAGGACGCGGTGACGGCGGATGGCGAAGTGGTGGTGCCGATCGATGTCGAGGCTTTCGGCTACTGGCTGAAGGCGGCATTCGGGGCGCCCGCGACCTCGGGCACCACGCCGAAGACGCATAGCTTCCAGTCGGGCAACTGGACCTTGCCCTCGATGGCGATCGAGGTGGCGATGCCAGAGGTGCCGCGCTACGCGATGTATGCGGGCTGCATGCTCGATCAGCTGTCCTGGCAGATGCAGCGATCCGGCCTCCTGACCGCCACCGCGCGGCTGATCGCACAGGGCGAGGCGATCGCCACCGTAACGGCCGCAGGCACGCCGACCGCACTCGGGCTGCAGCGGTTCGGCCATTTCAACGGCACCGTGAAGCGCAATGGCGCCGCTCTTGGCAACATGGTCTCGGCCGAGATCACCTACGCCAATGGCCTCGACCGGATCGAGACGATCCGCGCCGATGGCAAGATCGAGGGCGCCGACCCCGGCATGGCGTCGCTGACGGGGCGGATCGAGGTGCGCTTTGCCGACAGCACGCTGGTCAGCCAGGCAATCGACGGCAGCCCCTGCGAGCTGGAGTTCGTCTACAGCCTTGGCGCCAACGCGAGCTTCACCTTCACCGCGCATGCGGTCTACCTGCCGATCCCGCGCGTCGAGATCGCAGGACCCCAGGGGGTGCAGGCGAGCTTCGACTGGCAGGCCGCGAAAGCTACCAGCCCCGCTCGCATGTGTACCGCAACCCTCGTCAACACCGTCACAGGATACTGACCATGATCCGACTGAACCTTTCGCCCGAGCCGCAATGGCTTGAAATCGCCCCCGGGCTGCGGTTGCTGCTCGCACCCATGAGCACCGCGCTGATGATGGCGGCGCGGTCTGACCCGGCGCTGCGCGATCTGCCCGAGGAGGCCGACAACGACACGCGCGGCATGGTCTTTGCCCGGGCCCTTGCGCGCCGCGCGCTCCTCGACTGGGAAGGGGTGGGTGATGCCGATGGCAATCCGCTGGCGGTGACCCCCGAAGGCATCGACGCGCTCCTCGACATCTTCCCCGTATTCGATGCCTTCCAGAGCGACTATGTCGGCAAGGGCCTTCTGCTCGGTGCCGAGGGAAACGCCTCGTCGCCCTTGCCGAGTGGTCCTTCGGCGGGGGCGAGAGCTATTGCGCCGCCTGCGATCGCGCCTGCCCCGACTCCCCCGCGCGGCTGAACCGGCCGCTGAGCATCGAGGGCGAAGCGGTCTGGGACCTGGTCGGCCGGATCGGCGGTCAGCTGCGCCTTTCGGGCAATGCGGTGATCGGCTGGGACATGGGCGCGGTGCTGGCCATGGCGCAGGCGCTGGGCGCAAACCCCCGCGCCGTGGCGGAACTCCTGCCCGGCATCGAGGCGGTGATGGTGCGGAAGGTGAATGAACGGATGGCCGCCGATGCCGGCCCTGGCGTCAGTCCTTGATCTTCGCGATGAAGGTCACACCGGGGAGCCCCTCGAAATGCGCGTCGCAGGTCAGTACCGTCGCGCCATGCGCCTGCGCGGTGGCGAAGACGATGGCGTCTGCCGTGGCCAACTTGTGTGCCCGGCAGGCGTCAGCTGCGGCCAATGCAATCTCGGTATCGAGCGGCACGACCTTACAGACCTGCGTGAAGGCGATCACCTGGTCGGCCTTGTCCTCACCCACCTCGCGCGTCAGCCACTTGGCAAGTTCGAGCTGGACCATGGTCGGCACCATCCACTCGGCCTGATCGGGCAGGTGTCCCGCGACCCTGTCTCCGGTCGGCGAGCCGATCAGCCATTCGACCCAGGCTGAAGTGTCGACGAGCATCATCAGAAGCGATCCGTGCGATCGCGATATTCGGTTGGCGAGGCCCCGCGGGCAATGCCGCCGAGCGCCGCCCGCTGTGGCACCGGCACCAGCAGCACGCCGGGGCCCTTCGGAATGAAGGCAAAGACCAGCCCGGCTTCCCAGGCCTGCGCGGCCCGGATCGCCTTCGGGATCGAGATCTGGAACTTCGACGACAGGGTTGCGGTCTCGGACATGATCATACCTTCCACTGATCGATGTCGCCAACGTAAGACGTCCACGAGGCAAGATCAAGGATGCTTCCGATGACCGACAAACGTATTTCCGTCCGCCTGTCCGCCGAGGGCGGGCGGCAGGTGCGGGCGGAGCTGACCGGGATCGGTGCCGCCGGGGCCGAAGGCTTCGGGCGGGTCTCGCGCGAGGCGGAACTGGCCAATGCGCGGCTCGCGGCCTTTGCGCGCCGCGCGGCCGTGGTGGCGGCAGCGGCGGTCTCGGCGGCGGCGGCTGCCGGTGTGGCGCTGATCCGCTCCGGGCTCACCGGCATCGATGCGCAGGCAAAGCTCGCGCAGTCGATGGATACCACCGTTGCCAGCATCCAGACGCTTGCCTGGGCCGGGGAACTGGCGGGCGTATCACTCGGCGAGATCGAGCAGGCGGCGGGCATGCTGACCCGGCGGCTCAGCGAAGCTGCAACCGGCGCCGGACCCGCGGTGGCGGCACTCGGCAAGCTGCGACTGGCAGCAAAGGATCTGCAGGCGCTGCCGCTCGATGAACGCATCGCGGCAATCCAGGATGCCCTCGTCGCCTATGTGCCGGAAGCCGAACGCGCGGCAGTGGCATCGGACCTCTTCGGTGATCGCGCCTCGCTCGTCTTCACCCGGATCGACACCGCAACCTTGCGCCAGGTCAGCACCGATGTGCGCGCCTTCGGTGTCGTGGTGTCGCAGACCGACGCCGCGCAGATCGAACGCACCAATGATGCCATCGCGCGGCTAGGGCTGGTCGGGCGCGGCATGGCGAACCAGCTTGCGGTGGCAGCGGCCCCGGCGCTCGAGGGGCTGGCCAATGCGCTGGCGCGGCTCACCGCAACAACCGGCCCGGTCGGCGGTGCCATCGCGGCACTGCTCGACAACTTCGACCGTTTCGCCGCCTATGCCTCGGTGGCGGCGGTGGCCCTCACGCTGCGCATGACGCCCGCGGTGATCGCGGGGGCGCTGGCGGTGGCGCGCCTCACGCAGGCGCTGGTGCTGACACGGGCGGCGCTCATTCGCACCGGCTGGGGTGCGGCGGTGGTGCTTGCCGGGGAACTGGCCTACCGGATCGGCAAGTCGGGCGAAGCGGCGGATGCCTCGTCTGCGGCACAGGTGCAGATGAACGAGGCGCTGGGGATCTATGCCGAGGTCGGCGGCCCCAATGCCCGCGCCGAGGCGATTGCGGCGACACAGGTCTATGTCGATGAAGCCGCCGCCAAGCTCGAAAGCGCCGAAGCGTCCTTGGCGCTGCTACGCGCGATGCAGCAGGAAGCGCAAGCCCGGGTGCCGGAAAGCTTCACCGCGGGCGCCTTTGCCAACGACATGGCAGCAAACGATCTGCGGCTGGCAGTCGAAGCAGCAGATGCGCTGCAGGCGGAACTGACCGCAGCGAGGGCGCGGCTTGCGGAACTGGAGGCTTCCGATCCGGCGGCACCGCTGGTTGCGGCTTTTGGTGCCGCCACCACGCTCAGCGGTGCCCTCGCGGGGGCTGCGACACGCGCCACGCGGCTCACGGCGGCGCTGGGCAAGGCACCCGAAGCGCTCGCCAGTCTGCAGGATCAGGCGGCGGTGATCTCGGCCGGGCTCAATGCTGCGGCGATGGGCTATGACCGGCTCGGGGTCTCGGCGGCGCAATACCGTGCCGGGCTCGAGCGCGAATATGGTCTGGCGCAGCTCACGCATTATGAGCAGCGGCAACTGGCGCAGGAGCAGATCGAGGCGCGCGTGGTGCTCTTTGCCGCCAACCAGCGTCGTCAGGCCGAGCTTGATGCCTATCTCGCGGGGCTGGCGGAACTTCCGGCAGCGGAAGCCGCCGCAGGCAGTGCCGCGGTGGCGGCGGCGGAACAGGCGGCCACGGGATGGGCGGCGGTGACATCGGCGCTCGGCGATTATGCGACGAGCGCGATGGACTGGGGCAAGGGGCTGGGCGAGACCTTGTCCCGCGCCTTCCAGAGCGCGGAGACGGCGTTCCGCACCTTCGCGATGACCGGCAAGCTCGACTTCAAGGGTCTGGTGCAATCGATCCTCGCCGATCTCGCCACACTTGCCTTCAAGAGCGCGGTGCTGGGGCCGATTGCCAAATGGCTCGGCTCCACCTTCCCGGCGCTCTTTGCGCCGGTCGCGCATGCGGGTGGCATGGTCGGGGCGGCGGGGCCCAGGGGGTGTCGCCGCCGACCTTCAGGTTGTTGACCCTGAAGGTCCGCGGATTGGACGTCTTCGCGGTCAACCAAAGAGGCCTTATCGATAGACGGACGACACCTTGCGAAACTTCGCTGCGCAGTGAATATTGACTTACTGGCGAACATTCGGCATAGTCGCCTTATTCACTGAGCAGGGAATAATGAAATCATGGCAAGGCAGTCGTCCGAACTCTCCGTGCACGACACCATTGATAGGCTGCTTGAGACGCTTCAGGAGCTGCCTCAGGTGCGCTGCCAAGGCCCGGTCTGGGAACCTCACCATCATGGTCGCGGGTCCCAAGTTGATGTCGAGATTGAGCTGGAAGTAGCCGGCAACACCCATCTTCTTCTTGTCGAAGTGAAGAAGGCTGTCTATCCCCGCGATGTGCGCGAAGTCTTGTGGCAGTTCAGCCATATGGTGAGCGACGCTATGAAAAGCCGGAACGGTGACGTCGTGCCTCTCCTCGCCGCGGAGTCGATCTCTCCTGGCGCCAAGGACCTGCTTAAGCACGAGAATGTCGGCTTCTACGATACCGGTGGAAGCCTCTTCATTCCTGCCCGCGGCGCGTATGTCTACATCGACCGACCCCCGCCGAAAACACTGGCAAAGCCTGTCCGCGCTCTCTTTACGGGCAAGCGCTCGCAGGTCCTGCATACGCTCTTGCTCAGTCCCGACGCGTGGTTCGGGGTCAACGAGCTTGCCGAGATCG